TAAAGTTAACAAACTTTCTATGCTCATAGTAATCACCTAAGTGAAGTATATTCTTAATACCATGTTCTTCTAAATACGGAAAAAAGATATCTCTATAAAATTGGCCTTGATAATTTAAAAATATATCACTTGAATTTCTGACACCACAATGCGTGTCATTTAAAATCGCTACCTTCATGCTTGCTGTGCCTTAAAGGCTTTATGTTGATTAAACCTAATCTTTTCTAGTTGTCTAGAAATCTCATTGGCTTTTTTGTGTGCTGCTTTTAAAATAGAAACATGTTCTCTTCGTTTCATAATAGTCTTACGTCTTTTTGTAGTAACCCTATTGTGAGCAGTTTTTTGTTTGGTTGTCATTTTCTTCATAATATTATCCCATAAAAAGTTCTAATTTCTTTTCTTTCTTTTCCTTCTTAGCAAATTCTTTTACCGCTTCATCTTTATGTCTAATAACCCCGATTCTTTGTCTTAAAGTATCCACGTAGTTCTGTGTTTCTTGAGCCACGGAACCATCCATTCCCATTTCAATAAAGTCTTCAATACCCATCTTCTCAATAAACTTAAACTTAATTTCTTGTTGTTTCTTTTCCTTAGTAATTCTACGGATAAAGGCATAAAAGCAAATCTGGGTAAAGTAACTAAAGGCATTAGGATTACCTGTTCTAGTAGCTGTATCAATATTATAATTATTAATTGCTCTTAGACAGTTTTCTACTGCATCCATTACCATTTCTTCTCTATAGGTATACCTAACAAAGTTTGGTCTGTGGGATAATCCTTCACTAATTTTAATAAAACATCTTGCAATGTAATCGGTAACTACTGGAATTGGTTTGTCTTTTTCTCTAGCTGCAGTTACTGTTTTAACATATTCTACTACTGCGAGTGAGAATTCTTTGTTATTAATATAATGAGCTTTGTTCTTTTCTGTTTTGGCTTTAGCCATTTTTAAAATATCTCCATAATTTAATTGATATAGTACATTATACCATAGTTAGCATTAAAAGTAAACCCCTTAATTTAATTTGAAAATAATTGAAATAAAGGTTTACAGAACTTGAAAAGTATGATATAATAATAGAGTATCTTCGAGGGAAGAGGTACACTAATGAATTACTTTCTTCTTATTACTAGGTAAAAGTCCTTCTTCAGCTAATCTATTTATAGATGCATCTAGTTCTTGTTCCATCTCTAAAAGAAGATCACTATCAGCGATCAGACCGGGCGTCGGTTTCTTTTTAAGACTTAATACAAAGTTGAGATAAGATTCTTTTACATCTGGATCAATACCAGTAGAGTTAACAATCTTATCCATTAATATTTTATGAGCTTTAGTATTAGAGAAAGGGAACCAAGGACTAAATTGATATCCACCTACAATGTTATTCGTAATAACTACTGGTCTTTCTACTAACCAATTATCTTTATTCTTAGAGCTTACAATAGCTATGATGTCCTCACCATTAACTAATTTGAAATGTCTTATGTTTAAATCTTCCATATTATATATTTATCTCAAATAACTCGTAATCAAACTTTTCTTTTGAATATATTTTAATTCTTTCTGCTGCGTGATTAAGGGTGTAATTTTTATTTGTTTTCCAATGTAGATCATCTGCAATATCATATACTTTAGTATTTCTAGTACTCTTTCTTAAACCTCTACCAATACTTTGTAATACTCTAATTTGTGATTTACTAGGTGAAGCAAAGATAATGTTATGTAGGTTTCTAATATTTATACCTGTAGAAAAGGTGCCTAATGAAGCTACAATAATAGCATTATTCTGGGTTTCAGTAATGCTTCGCACGTTCTCGCGCGTGTCCACGTCCGTCTCCCCGCTCACGTAGAACAGTTTACGATCACCTTTTATTTTATCTTTTAAGATGTTATGTAAGGGCTTGCCGTGCTTTTCGACGTAATTAAACAGGACTAATGTATTCCCATCTTGGTCCAAAGCTAAGTTAGCTATAAAGTTATTTCTTGGTGTATACCTTACAATGAAATCTATTTCTTCTTGGTATTTTAATTTGGATATCTGTTTACAATGTTCTTCTTTATACTTTAACAGAAGCATTTGTATTTCTAATTTGGCTAACTGATCCGTATCCATTAATTCTTTAGTAGTAGTTACCTTATGTACTGGACCAAATAATCCTTCTAATACTAATTGGTGTGTTTGTGCTCCATCTAATGTACCTGTAGTTCCAATTCTATATTTAGCTTCTGTACATTTTTCCATTATAGCAGTCATAGACTTAGCTTTAAACTGATGTGCTTCATCGCCAATAACCATACCGAATACTTGGAAGAATTCAGCAGGTCTTTTATAGATTGATTGCCACGTGGATATAACTATTCTACCCATACGTTCACCTTTAACAGTACCACCGTGGATCTTCATAGCATATTCATCTGTGTTAAACCATTCATCGGTAGAACTGTAATCATCAAAGTCAGAATACATTTGTTCAACCAAAGATATAGTAGGAACAATAATTAATATTTTCATACTAGGATCTTGTTCAATGTACCATCTGGCCGCAAGGTATATTATAAGAGATTTACCAGATGCAGTAGGAGATAACAATAAGCTTCTTTCGTTCTTAAGCGCATGTTCTAATGCTTTAAATTGGTAATCTCTTGGCTCAATAGGTATTTGATTAGCAGTTAATACTGGTGCACGACCAAAATCCAATGGTAGTTTTTCTGGTATTACACTGCCATACTGGCTAGAATCATCTGTTAGGACTTCGTATCCGCGCTGTACAGCAAACTCTTTTAGGTACTTATATAAACCAACGTATAATGTTTTTTTACGTGTATCAAATAGGCGTATTTTTCCATCCCAGAATTTATTACGATATGCTGGCATAAACTTATATCCAGGTACAAAGAAACAAAAATGTTCTGATAATTCCATTTCTACGCTTGGGTCTGTTTCTACGAATAAGAAGGTTTCATTCTTCTTTGTAATTTTAATCTGGTCCATTATAAAAGCTCTTTTAATCTTCTCATGGTATTATTTATATCAGTACAAAGGTAATGGTTTATGTACCATTCAATAAACTGTCTTGCGTATACAGGTTTGTTCCATTCTTCTGGGTTGTGTATTAGCATATCTAATTGGGGTAATGTTTGTAATTTTTTAGTTGCCCAATGATATTCTGGCCAACCGTATGATATAACTGGAACTTCGTGCATTAAGCATTCTATTCCTGCTGTACTATTATCTACAATAGCACAAGTAGTATAAGGTAAAAAGTCATGAATGCTATTATACCCAATTCGTACATCTATTCCTCTTTGAATCCATCTATCTATTTGATCTTTTACTTTACCGCGTATTTTCATAGCTGGATGTAGTTTAACAATAATAGGTTCATTAAATAAATAATCCACGATCATGGTAAGTTTTTTCCAATGATCACCAAATCCAAATCCATTTACTGTTTCGTCGTGGGGCTGCTGGCCAATAATAAGGATATGTTGTTTAATCTTTTTAGCTGGTCGCCATTTAAGTAAAATAGAATCATCCCATTTATTCGGCTTGGTATTTCTAAGATCTATAATACCTTGCCAATCCATTTGCTCTATATCATCATTTACCTTTGGTTCTTTATAGGCTAATTCTGATGTATTAGCATATCCCATTCGGTCTAAGGTAAAATGTTTTGAAGTGGGTGCGGTAGGTTTTAATATAATAACATCATTACTAAACTTGTTATTATTTTCTAAATGATTATAGAAGTTAATATCTCCCTTAGTATTTGATTCGGTATGACCTAACTTATTCATGGCGCTACGAACTACATCGTAAAAACGATCCATGTTTTTAAATTTTTCTTGGTGTATTCTATATTCCACTAGTGAATTTTCTCCACTCGATCATATTTTTAATTGTTTGATGTCTCCACTTAATAGTATCTAGTATTTCTTTTAATGCTAATACCATTTCTTCAGTGTAGATTTGTTTTTGCTGGTGTGCTTGTATAACAGGATCAGCATCGTAATACTTATCCATATCAGACTTAAGTACTGTTAATCCGTTTAGTGGGTCGTAATCCCATCCAAGACGATCTAAGTCCTCTTGTGCTAGTTTACCATTATAGTGCATGAACTTATCTCTTAATATAACTTTTAAATCCAGATCTAATTTCTTGGATTTAAGTCTATTAATAGTATATAGTTCTAAGTATTTGGAATGTAGTTTTGCGGTAGATCTAGAAGATTCGTCCAGATTCATCTCATCGATTTCACTGTCTTTTTTCCACATCTCTAATATTGATTCAAGGTTATTCATAATGCCTATTATATCACAGTTTACTAGAAAAGTAAACCTTTATTTAAATTCAAATGATGTATATTTGAGAACTAAGTCTGCTTGTAGGTATTCTATCTCTGTACCCTGAGCATTAAACTCTACTGAGCTTAATTGAACTGGAAAGATATCAAAAAACTTAATTTCTTTGTTGATGTTATTATGTGAGCTATAGATTAACAACGTAGCATCGTTCTTATAGTTTTTATCAGCATCTTTCTTTTGGATCAAGTTATGCATCCAATTAAAAGTCTCGATATAGTTATCCATATCTTCTGTTATATTAAACCTAATGGAAAGATCCTCGAAGCTCATACGATCTCCAGTCATTGCAATATTAGCACCTCTGTATGGTAATGGAGTATCTCCAGTAGATATACCAGGTAAATTAATTGCTGTACAGAAGTATTCCAAATTGGGAAATTCGGTAGTATCGATTTTAAACCCAAATCCTACTGGGCTAAGAAAGTTCTTATTCGTTGTTAATGCCATACTATTATTTATATGCCTTTAAAGCTTAGATAGGTAAATTGCTTTGCTCGTATTTAAGTTCTTTAATTTTAGGGTTAACTCCCCATTTGTTCTTTTTATTTTTAGCTGGCATTAATACCCAATACATAAGTGGTATTATACCTACGATTGTTAATGACCAAAGCTGATTCCAACCGCTTCTACCTCTATCTTGTAACCGTCTAGATGTTACTGCTATAGTTTGTAGCATTATTAGCGCAAAAACGGGTGTTGATACAGGGCCAAATACAAATGGATTGTCTATACCCATAATTGCTATATCTAGTATTCCTACCACAAAACCTATAAGCCCACTTCCGGCTGTAAACCACCAGTATTCGCTTCTACTTGCTCTAGTTTTAAAGTCAAATTTCTTATCCCATAAAACTGTTTTCATTGCTGTTTTAAAATTCATATTATTATCCTATTTTTATTATTCGTAGATATATTTATACGCACAAAAAAAGGGACTCCGAAGAGCCCCTTTAAAGAAAATAGAATTAACTAAATCAGGTTTACACCATGATGTCGTCGATTCTGAAGATTCTGAAGTATTGGTTAGTTCTATCGGCTCCGATAGTTCCATCAATAGCTACAAAAGGATTAGCAATCATGCCGTACCTTGTTTTGAATCCCATTCTTGGCTGGAAGTCATTTTCCCCAACTGCTTTAACCATAGTTAAAGGAACGTATGGACAATAGAATAGTCCTGCGTCATATGGGTTTTGACCTCTGTAACCTACACAAGCAAAATCAACAGTTGCGTATGGATCAATAAAGACCTTCATTCTGCCATTTAAAACACCAGCAAATGTATTACCAGTATCGTCAACGTTTAAGTTTGCACTTAAAGCAGGAGTGTAGTCTAAAAGTCCAGCAGCTGCTAAAGCTGATGCTACGTCTGAAGAACATAGAACAAAGTTACCTTTGCCTCTTCTTGTTTCTTTAGCAATAACGTTAGCTTCTCTTTCTAGTTGCATGATAAGACCTTTGAATCTCTCAACCATCCATCTACCGTCTGAGTCAGTGTTGACATCAAAGATACCGGATACGGCTGTTGAAGATTGTAAAGCACCGATTTTAGCAGTTTTTAGAACTGATCTAACAACTTCTCTATTGATTTCTGATAAGATTTCAGTAGATAGGATATTAGCTAGTTCGCCTTCTGCGTCCAAACCGTGGATTGCTTTAAGATCTTGTGCAAGTTCCATTGTGTACTCAGCTTTTAAAGCTCTTGATTTAGCAGTAACAGTAGCTT